AAATTTGTAAATAATTAATTGCAAAATATTGCAAAAAATTTGTTGACATTTGCGCAATTATGCAATATAGTAAACGTATGAATTGCGCAACTGCGCAATAGAAAGGAGGGAGAGGATTTGCCAGAAGTTAAACTTGATAATTTAGAGGCAGAAATGAAGAGAAATAAAATATCCAGACATGATCTTGCTACACTACTGGGTTTGTCTTACAGAACGATTCATTCGCGATTTAATGGAGAATCCCAGTGGGGATATTCGGAGTGCGTAAAAGTTAGGGACAAGTATTTTCCGGACATGGAATTATCCTATCTATTTTCAACAGAAGAGAAAGAAGAGTGATCGAATAGGCAGCGGAATCTAAAGAAGGAGAGGAGGGAGAAACATGGCAGCACTGAACGAAATCGCAAAAGAATACGCCTATGAGATACGAGACGGGATTGCATGGGTGATATTTTGGAAAAATGGCCGCAGATGGAACGCTCGGGCCATGTGGCCGAACTACGACGATACTTTCGAACCGGAAGATCTGAGTGAAGCACGGAAAATCCTCGAATCAGATCCGAACGCTGTCATGCTAAACGGCTACTACTGCGGACACCTTGGTGAGAACATGACGATCACAGAAATGGCCGACGGGATCCGTTGGCACTACGAAAAAAGATGCAACCTTCTGAGGGAGTCCGATGTTTTCTCTTAGGGACTAAAGAAGGAGAGGAGGGAGATAAAAATAGGAGTAAAAGATAACTTGATTCGTTTAACTGTTGAAGAAAAGAATAGAAAGCCTGAATTAAAACTCGACGAAAAGGAACTGCATCATATTGAGAGATATAAAATTGAGAGTTCGGACATTTCAGGAATAGCCAAACTCTCAATAGAAATGCTGGTGAAGTATCCTTAGCCAAAAAACTTATACGAAGGGGTGAAAAAAGATGAGAGGATGCGTGATAGAAAGTATATCGGGAGTGAAGATAGAGGAGGACAAGATCGATAGCATAGCAAGAAAGGCTATAAAAACAATTGTGTCTGAACTTCCGGAGGAAGCACAGACACTTGATGTAATCCAATATGTACTGAAAGCAGCAAAAGAGCAGGCAAATGGATGCCGAATAAGGCTATAAAGAAGAAATATACATATCTTGCAATGTTTCGGATACTATTTCCAATTCCTTATCTTTAGTAGTATTGTGGGCGGTGAAATTTCCGACAGTTGCAATTAAATTAACACAGATATTGTCTTCGTATTTGCGAGTTCCTGAAGAATATATAACGTGAAAATTTATTTTGTTGACCTGTTGGATGGCTTTGTTTAAGTCGATAATGCATCGGTGCGCTTGCCCGGGCATTAATGTGCTGCCTTCGATATTTTGGAAAGGCGCCCTGTCTTCTAAATGGGACTTTGAACATAAAGCCAGATCGTAATCATATGCAAAGGAATTAATTGTTGCACTACTTTGCCCGAAATTTTTTACTACAAGATAACAAGAAATGTTTCTTATATAAGTACTTGCAAGGTAAACACCGATATATGGGCGCGTAGAACTTTCGATCATTTTAGAATTTTGCATAAGAGTTTTGATCGATAATCCGATAGCAATAATACTTGTAATTAAAGACGTAAGTATACCAATAATCTCGATAAGATCAGATGGGGTGAGAGGACACTTCATATGATTGCACTCCTTTCTTAATACTCGGCTGCAGCAACAGCCTGTATGTAAAGGATAGGAGTGTGGAAGAGAAAAGTCAATGGAAGTTAGAAAAGTGGACCAGAGAAAGGAGGATAACAACGTGAATCCAAACGAAAATATTCATGCAGTAGTGTTTAACAGAGGAAGGATGTTCCTTCGGAAAGCCGAACTGGCTAAAGAAATGAACTGTTCTCAAGGGAAGATCAACAAGATGATCCCCGGCGTGCAGGAGCAGATAAGGAAAGGAAGATATTCGCCTTATGCAATCTCGGGAGATCTGTACAGCTTTGCTGTGTTTGTCGATTATAACAAGTATCGCAAGGATCTGGAAGACCCGATAAAAAGCAAGTATGTTCCAGAGTTCCGGCCATATGAGATCGCCGATCTGGCCGGGTACTGTCAAAGGATGGTGGATGCCGGATGATGGAAAGAACAGCAAAGATAATTATCATCCTTTTCACCCTTTGGTTCCTCGCCAGTTGGGCAGATGTCCTGGCACACAATGCGCCGGCATACGGGGACGAGCACTATAGTAAGGCCAACATCTTCGTGCTGGCCGAGAAGGCGTACAACCATGTGCGGTAGTGATATGGCCATGTCCTACCGGACGGAGGATGACGATCTGGCGTTTGTGATCCGAGATGGCGAAACCGGCTATATATCCGTAATCATGAGAGATCGGAAAAAGGGATGGCACAGGTTGGATGCACAGAATCTGCCGCGCCGGGAAACAGAGGAAGAAGCGAGGTTGGATTTAAAAAGATATGCCGAATCCCACGGGTGGGAAAAAGCATATTAAAAAGAGTGCCTGGGGATGGCAGTCCCGCGCGGCACTCAAGAAATAAAAAACGTATTTTAAGAATAACAGAAAGAGGTGGAAAAATCAATGGAGGAAAATATGATTCTGATCAGCCAATCAGAGTATGCAAGATTGTGCAGGCTTGATGGGAGAGTTGGTGCGGCAAAAGACTATGTAGAAAACAATATATATGCAACAACGCAGCAAGTGTTGAAGATATTGGGGTTGGAAGTAAACAACGAGGAGGAGTAGATGGCTACATTATACGAAATCAAAGGGCAGTTCCGGGAACTGATGGAAATGGCAGACGAATGTGAACTCACTCAGGCCGATATAGCTGACACGTTAGAAGGCATTGAGTATGAGATGGAGGAGAAAGCGGACGCATATGCCAAGGTAATACGAAAATTGGAGGGGGACACAATGGTCGTTGATGCTGAGATCAAACGCCTGACAGACAAGAAGCGGTGCATACAGAACAATATTAAAAGCCTGAAGCACAGTCTGGAGAAGGCCATGATTGAAACAGGAATGACAAAATTCAAGACACCTCTGTTTGGATTCGGAATCCAGAAGAATCCGCCATCCGTAAAGATCTTAGATGAAGGAAAAATTCCGGAAGATTACCGGATCAAACAGCCAGACAAGATCGATAAAAAGGCGATCATTCAAGCGTTAAAGGAGTCCGGATCCACAGATTGGGCGGAATTAATCCAGACAGAAAGCCTGCGGATCCGGTAAAGGAGGGGAAAGAAATGTCAAGAGTGATTTGTATTGCCGGCGAATCCGGCTCAGGAAAAACCACCAGCATGAGGAATTTAGACCCAAAAACAACATACTACATTGACGCAGATAAAAAGGGATTAAGCTGGAAGGGATGGAGAAAAGATTACAATAAGGACAACAAGAACTATATCCGCTGTGACGATGCTAACATTGTCCGGATGTACATAAAAAAATTAGCCGAAGGGCAGCCACATATAAAGGTGATTGTTGTAGATACCATCAATGGTCTTATGGTGGCGGATGAGATGCGGCGAAGCAAGGAAAAAGGCTACGATAAATGGGTGGACTTAGCGTCCTGTGTTTGGGACCTGGTATGCGATTGCTATGAATATCGGGATGATCTGACCATTATTTTTACAGCGCATACACAGACGGACCATGATGAAAACGGATATATGTTTACCAGAATCAAGACATCTGGCAAGAAGTTGGACAAGATTGTATTGGAGAGCAAATTTACAACGGTATTATTGTCAAAGTGCGTAGAAGGCCGATATCTTTTTGAAACACAGGCCAGAAACAGCACGGCGAAATCACCGATGGGGGCCTTTGAGGAATTTGAGATAGAAAATGATGTTGTAGCAGTAATAAAAGCATTGGAGGATTTTTAAATGAAAGATTTTAGTAAATCGGAGAGATATAAAAAAGCTCAGACATACACGGAACAGGAAAAACTCCCGGCAGGAGGATACGTCCTTGGAATCGTAGATGCAAAAGAGCAGAGCGGTGATTATGGCGACACATTGATCATTGCATTCGATATTATTGAAGGCGAATACAAGGGATTTTATCAGAGAAATCTGGAATCGCAAACCAGAGAAGATAAGGCATGGAAAGGGAAGTATAGAGTTCCTGTCCCTAAGGATGATGGTAGCGAACAGGATGAATGGAAGATGCGACGCTTAAAAACGGTTGTTTATAACATTGAAGAATCTAATCCGGGATATCATTTTGATTGGGACAACGTAGGATCCCTGAAAGGGAAAAAGATTGGAGCATTATTCAACAACAAAGAATACGAATTTAATGGACATCACGGCTTCTACACGAATTGCCATTCTCTGGTCCCGGTAGAAAATATCCGTTCCGGCAAATTCAAGATACCAGAGGATACGCTACTTAGAAGAAATGGACGAGCGCAACCCCAGCCAAGTCCGGTGGGAGATGGATTTATGACCATTCCAGAGGGAGCGGAAGACGAGTTCCCATTTATTTAGGATGTGATCCGCTTGACGCATTTTGAGATAGAAAGTTCCCTGGCATCCATGAAGCTTCTCGTGGATACTAGGGAGCAGCCAACGGAAAGACTAAGGAGGAGGCTGAGGCAGATCGGTCTCCCCTATGAACGAAGGAAATTGGAACAGGGCGATTATTCTTGTCAGTGTATCTTACCAGACGAGACCATCCTTGACTTTTCCAACAAAGTAGCAATCGAGAGAAAAATGAACATTGACGAACTTTGTCTTTGTTTTGGAAAAGAACGGAAGCGATTTGAGAAAGAATTTGAGAGGGCAAAAGAAAACGGATGCCGTCTTTATCTTTTGGTAGAGGACGGGAGCTGGGAAAAAGTATACAGCGGGAAATATCGGAGCCTTTATGGCGAAAAAGCCCTGGTCGCAAGCATTAATGCCTTCCGGGCAAGATATGGGGTACAGCTCGATTTCTGTAAATCAGAAACCACAGGCAAACTGATCAAGGACATATTGTATCGAGAGTTAAAGGAATATCTGCAGGGGGGTGCAGTAGATATTGACAAGGGAGGAAATTAAGGAAAATGTGGACATGATGGATGTATTGAACAGGTACGGGCTTCGGCCAAACAGGGCAGGGTTCATCCAGTGTCCATTTCATACGGGAGATAGGCACGCGTCATTAAAAGTTTACAAAAAAGACTTTAATTGCTTTGGTTGCGGCGCAAATGGGGATGTGTTCACTTTTGTTCAAAAGATGGAGAACGTAGGATTCAAAGAAGCATACCAGATTCTTGGCGGGACCTATGAGAAACCTACATTTTCCTCGAACCTTGCAATATATCGATCGAATGCCCGCAGGCGGATGGAAAAGAAGCAGAAAGAACGGGAGCAGGAGAAGAAAGATTTAAACAATGCGCTTATTGGAATGTACCGAAGATGGTTTCAGAAGTCAGAGCCATTCAGTGATACATGGCGAGATTGCTACAATGCCCTGCAATATCAGCTTTACTTGCACGAAGTCTTAAATGAATCGAGGTGATGGGGTTGGGACCGATAGACGAAATGACAAGGGAAGAAATATTGTCAGAAGAGACTTTAAATGAAATATTTGACCAAGAAGACGAAATAAAAAAGGCTATGCTTTTGATACAGGTATCCGGGCGCGCAAAGGAGTTAAAAATAAAATCTCAGTTTGATACCTTGGTAAATGCATACAGGCGGGTCGGAAAAGAAATAGCCAGAAGAAAACGCCAGGTTAGCCTGGTGGAGAACTGGACTAATTTTACCGGTCCTTACAATAACATGCAGTGTGGCTCATGGGTGGCTTCTGATGATGGGATTTATACGTATGATAGCCGAAACGGAGCATTAGATGTCCTTGCCTGTTATCACCCGATCTTGCCGGTAGAGAGACTCAAGAACCTGGAAACGGGGGAAGAACAACTTAAATTGGCTTATAAAAGAAACGGGATATGGCAAGACATCATCGTCCCAAAGACTATGGTGACTTCGGCCAGCAAGATTGTGGCATTGTCTGGACGGGGAGTTTCTGTCACGAGCGAAAATGCAAAACAACTGGTCAGATATCTGTCTGACGTGGAAAACCTAAATGATGAGTATATCAACGTGCAATATTCTTCCAGTAAGCTGGGATGGATCGGCGATGGTTTTATCCCATATGACAAGGAAATTATATTTGATGGAGATACTCGCTTTAAGCAAATATTTGAAAGCATACGAGAGTCAGGAAGCAGAAATTTATGGTATTCCCATGTAAAAGAATTGAGACGCACGGGCCGCAAGGAAATCATGTTTATGTTGGCAGCTTCTTTCGCGAGCACATTACTACATCCGCTTGGGGGATTGCCATTCTTTGTGGATCTCTGGGGAGAGACGGAGGGCGGGAAGACGGTTACATTGATGTTGGCGGCTTCTGTTTGGGCAAATCCAGATGAGAGCAGATACATCGGTGGTTTTAAGGCCACAGACGTCGCCTTGGAAGCGAAGGCGGACATGTTAAACAATCTGCCAATGATACTGGATGATACCAGCGAAACGTCTGCCAGAATCCGGGATAACTTTGAAGGTGTCGTATATGATCTGTGTTCCGGAAAAGGAAAGAGCCGCTCCAATAGGGAACTGGGAATCAATCGGGAGAACCGGTGGAAAAATGTCATATTGACAAACGGAGAGCGTCCCTTAAATTCTTATGTAAACCAAGGAGGTGCGATCAACCGTATTCTGGAGGTCGAATGCGGCGATAAGGTTTATCAAAATCCCCAGAGAACGGCTGAGTTGCTAAAACGAAATTACGGATTCGCAGGAAAGGATTTTATAGACGCGGTTCGCGAGATAGGGGTGGAAAAAATCTCAGAAATGCAGCATGGGATCCTGATGCAGCTGCAGGACAACGAGAAGATGCAAAAACAAAGCATGTCCCTTTCGGTGCTCCTAACGGCCGATAAGATAGCCTCAGAATGGCTCTTTAAAGACGGCTGCAGTATCGGAATAGAGGATGCTAAGAAAGTGTTGATAGATCGAAATGAGCTCTCTGACAATGAACGATGCTATCGGTTTATACAAGGGAAAGTTTCTATGAACGACCAGCGTTTCGATGACGATACGAAGTGTGAAAAATGGGGAATAATCGCAGATGGGTATGCCATATTTTATGTTCCTGCGTTTGACCAGATCTGCCAGGAAGGGGGATTTTCAAAAAAATCGTTTCTATCCTGGGCGGACAAAAACGGCCTGATCAAGACAGACGGGAATCGCAATACGAAAGTAAAAAAAATCAATGGGAAAGCAGTCCGATGCGTATGGCTGGCTCTGGATGAGAAGTCTATTCAAAATGACGGATTTATCCCGGTAGATTTTACTCAAGAGGAGCTTCCGTTTGTTTAGGAGTTACCCGTTACCGCAGTTTCCAAAAAAATTTTACACTATATATAAAATAAAAAAAAATAAAATTTTTCAAATCAAGATTTCTATAGAATTAGTATATATTTTATTTTTTTATCCTATACGGAAAAAGTCGTGGTGACTCGGTAACTCATACATAAAAATAGGAATACAGCCTTTGTTTATGCGGTTTTTCGTGTTACCTGCAAAAGGTTACGAAGTGACAAAAATGGTAATGAGGGGTAACAAAAAAGGGGATATACATGGATGATGCGCAAAAAATAAGCAGCCAACTATGGATATGGTACAAAAAGTGCCGGGATACAGAGAAAGACGATACTATGTGGAATATGCTCCTGGATGAAGGAGAGGGTATTGTGAATCAGTATAAAGGAGATGATTATATCTTCGCAAGAAATATGTGCCTTGCATTTCTAGATCGCGTAGAGCGCATGGAGAGGAGAAAGAATGGGGAATCAAAGCCAGAAAATGAAAGAATACAACCGTGCCAGAAATGACGGTATGCGCTTAGCGTTGACAATCGTAGATGAACGCGGGATCGAGGGATTACGTAAGGAACTGCGATTCCGTGAAAAAAACAAAATAAATACAAATCTCACAATGCAGGAATTAGAAGAGGCATCAAAGCCAATGAGAGGATTTATCAATGAAGGGCAGATACTGATTTGGCTGTCTGTTCTACATGATGAATTCGATTTCGGAAAGAACAGATTAAACAGAGCCATGGATCGCTTTGAAGCCATATATGACTCCATAAGCGAAGGATATGCAGGATATTCGGATTATATCGAGATGCTGCAAAAGAAGATGAAGCGTGTCCTGAAGACGGAATATTTAATTCAGGATGACCAATACAAGAAAGCCGAAGACAAGTGATCCTGTCATGGATAATATCAAAAGAATAGAACAGGAGGGAGAATTAATGGAACGCTACACAACCAGACATCACGGCGTTGCAGTAATCAAAGATAAGGACAAATTAAAAGAAGCCATGCAGCGGCTAGCGGAATATGAAGATCTTGGAGTTGATCCAGAACAAATCAAGGAGATGGACAGGCTATTTACCGAGATTTGCCGGGAACTCGGAGCACTGAAAAATCTGAGACAGCAAGGGAAGCTGGAGGATGATTGGAATCCTGCGGATGAGCCGCCGAGCGATGATAGAGCTATCCTGGTATCACTTTCGAATGCGCTGACACCTGTTAAGGCGTATTACAAGAGGGATAACGATGGCAGCGGGGCGTATTGCTTTGTGGACAGAAAAAGTCGGTCATTGGTATCGATTGGATTAATAGTCAACGGCTGGATGGATCTGCCGAAGCGTAAAGAAGACTAAAGATGTGAGGGGAAAAATGGGGTTAATAAATAAAGATAGACTCTCTAAGGCGTTGGAGGGTGTAAATGATATAGAGATGGCCAGAGACATCGTCAAGATGTTCCCGGCAGAATACGATATAGATGCGGTGCTTAAAAAGCTGGAAGAAAGGGCGTTCTTCCGGGAACGCGAGGAGAAGATCTTGCGAGAAGCTGGCAACACTAAACACGCTGATGCGGCGCACGCACAGCTATTGGCGATACAGAGAGATATTGAGATTGTAAAAGAAGGATAGGAGGAGAAAATGTACACGGAAATGTATAATGTAGGCGATGAGATTGCTATTAAAGTGAAAGTCGTAGAAAAAGACAGAGAGGGCGGGATTTGTACAGAAGATTCTGGTGGAAGACTCCTATGGATAGGCGATGAGGATGTAATCCTGCCGGAAGAAACATCCAGAGCCAAGGGCATGGAAGAAGGATGGGGGATGGCAAAGAAGATCATCGCTCCGGCTTTAGAAAATGGATACACGAGCGAAGAGTTAGAAGAGATTTTTGGCACGGGCTCTAGGATTGATATATTTAGGCGGAATACGGCGCAGCAGGCAGCGGAAAAAATCAAAGCATGGGAAGATAAAAAGGAGATTAAAGTTGGTGATGTAGTAATAATGCCTGGTAATATACGGGTGCTCGTTACAAGAGTAGAAAATAATCATTTTGACAGCATGAATATTGATATGGATTGTCTGGGAACCACGTATCCTTACCGGCAGATCTCTTATGCCAGAAAAACAGGAGTCCATATCAATATCGAAGACACCTTAAAAGAAGCCGATCGGAGGGCAGAAGATGCGAAATCCATGTGAAACCTGTCTGGAATATGATCTCTGCCAAGGCACAGAACTACCTTGCCAAAAAAGAGATGCATATGCCAAGTATAAGGGAAAATGTAAGGAAATCAGGAAACATATCAAAGAAGTGACGGAGAGGGAAAAGAACAGCGGCGATAGAAACCGCCGCTGAAAAGCCAAGAAAAATTATGCATTTAATTTTGTCAAAAGACCATCCTGCAAGACCTGAGAGCAATTAATACCACGTTTATCTGCCATGGCAGCCATCCATGCGGGCAAAGAAACATTCTTGCGTACCGCCTTGGTATCAGTCTGTGCACGATACAGAATGGTATCGATGGAGATTAGGGACAAAAAGTCATTCTTCCCAGTGGCGATGTTGGACTGTGGAGTAGGTGACGCAATGTCAAGACCTTCGTCCTCGGCAACTACAAGCCAGCCGGAGGCAGCATCTGTAATCTGCTCAATGGCATTTTGCAGGCTGGAACCAGTGGTGATGCATCCCGGGAGATCAGGAACACGGGCATAGAATTTAGAAAGACTTTCGTCTGGAGTGAATACAGCAGTATAAATATATTTCATGATATACCTCCTGATGATAGAAAATGCAAGGGCTTACTCAGCCCTGCGTTTTCTGGTTTTGTTTGATTTCTTTGCGGATATATCGAAGGTCGTTTTCATCGAAATCATGACGTTTCAAGGGAATGATGGATTTTGTTTGATCATTGTAATAAATATCATGATTGGAACCGTTTCTCTTGAGGTAATATCCGCATTGGTTTAGTTCTTTGATCGCTATGTTTCTTGGCTTCATTAATATTTCCTCCTGATAATTATATTATACACAATATTGTGTAAATGTCAATAGAAATACACAAAATTGAGTAAAAAATAAAGAGGGGTGAGTGATGGATACTCTAAATTACAACGCCTCCCATGCTGCAGATCCAGCGGCGGGAAAGGCGATCAGGGCAGCGGATCAGCAGCCACAGAAGATTGATGATCTGATACAGGGATTTAAGCTATCCTGCAGAGCTGCAGGCGTGAGGGTGCGAGGCAGGATCGCGCTGGAAGATAAAGAGACAGGACGTATATGGAGGTAACGATGGATTAAATGAACAGGAAGAACGACATCATCAAAATGATAGAGTGCATGTCTGGTAAATATTCCGCATACGAAATCTTCACCGACTGGACGAGATGCAGCGCAATAGCTATCAGCAATGCCTTAGACGTAAATCACAGAGAGGTCTGGAGGAAAAGGGAAGACCTATATTTAAATACGATCGGGAAATATTCCGCAAAAGAGACACGGACGTTCTCGGATATGCTGTGTATGCTGGCCGAAACATTAGAGCACGAGATGGTGGATGTGCTTGGCCAGATATACATGGAGGCGGGAATGGGTAGTAAAGCGTCGGGCCAGTTTTTTACCCCGTATCATATATCTGCACTGACCGCAGATATTTGCGGGATACTGCCGGACAACGACGGGATATACAGGATCAACGAGCCGTCCTGTGGAGGTGGTGGCATGATAATAGCATTTGCATCATCATTAAAAAAGCAGGGAATCAGCTATCAAACAAAAATGAGAGTTATAGCGCAGGATCTGGATTGGAAAGGTGTATATATGTGCTATTTGCAGCTTAGCCTATTAGGCATAAATGCAGTAGTGGCACAGGGTGATACGCTCTCTGATCCGTATCACAAAGGATATCCGCCGGAACGGATGATGTATACGCCGATGAACATGGGGGTGTTTATATGAGTGCGATCGATGGAAGGGAGGAACTTCGGCAAAAATTGATAATGGTTCTGGTTAAAAATCAAGTGCCGGACGCAGTGACCGAAGTGGACGCGATCTTGGGAGAATATGAGATTCAGAGACGATCAACGGAAGTGGCATTGCTATCAGAAGACAGAAATGAATATCTGTTCAAAAAATTCCTGATGGCCAAAATCGTGAAAGGCTGCACGGACAGGACGGTGAAATATTATGGGAGCACTCTAGATTTTATTTTTGAAAGAATTCATAAAACGGCAGACGAAGTCACAGCGGACGATATCCGTTATTACATGGCAGTTCGACAGAAAAAAGACGGAGTGTCAAAGGTGACGATAGGGAACGAACAGAGGGTTCTCGGCTCTTTTTATACATATCTGGTGTCGGAAGAGATAATTTGCAAAAACCCGATGGCAAAAGTCGAGAGGATCAAGTGCCGCAAAAAGAAGAAAAATGCGTTTACGGAGATCGAGTCGGAAAAGATTAGGGATGCGGCGAAAAACGCGAGGGAGCGGGCAATCGTGGAAGTCTTGTTCTCTACAGGCTGCCGGGTGACGGAGCTCGTATCGATCAAGATATCTGATATTGATAAGGACAAGATGATCGTGCACGGCAAAGGAGAGAAAGACAGGATGGTGTATTTAAATGCAAAGGCTGTAATAGCGATCGAAAGATATCTGGCGGAGAGAAACGACAACAACCCATATCTTTTTTGCGGCGGATATTATGTACAAGAAAAAAGAGGGTGCCTGTACCAAAACGCAAAAAATGGGGAATGGTATAAAGACGCCGAGTTGGTGCATCCATCAAATCCTGCAGACAAAGGGACGATCGAGCAGCTTATGCGAAGACTGAAAAAAAGATCTGGAATAACAAGCGGGTGCTATCCTCATAAATTCAGGCGGACATGCGCCACGATGGCACTAAAAAGAGGGATGCCGATTGAGCAGGTTAGCAAGATGTTGGGGCATGAAAACATAGCAACAACGCAGATATACCTAGATATTGATGAGTCGGAGCTGGAACAAGCCCACAGAAAATACGTTGTATAACGGGGAAAGGGGTGATTTCTGTTGGACAAGGTAGTGCTGGTCCAATACAGCAAAGTGAAAGAAGAAGCAAAGGATCTTAAAAAAAGAATAGACAGGCTGGAGAGGGACATCAAGAAACTAGAAGACGATGGATGGGCGGCCGACACGGTCCGGGGCGGAGAAGGAGGAAGACAGCATTACAAGGTAGAAGGATTCCCGGATCCGGAGTACAACAGAAAAAAGAACCTGCTAAGAAGAAGGAAGGCGTTACTGGAGCAAAAGGAAGAGGAACTTCTGGAACTCATGAATCAAGCCGGGGAATACATAGACACCATTGACCAGAGCGACCTCCGAATGATGTTCCGGTTCTATTACATCGACAACATGACTTGGCCAATGGTGGCACTGAATATGAATGCACATTTTCCGAAGCGAAAAAACGCATATACAGAAGACGGATGCCGGATGAGACATAATAGATTTCTGGAGAAAAATTTATAAAATGTTCGGTCATGTTCGCTTCAAATGTGCTAAATTTTATCATAGGAACAGGTTGATGATTCACGAGTACCTCCTCAAGTAAATCAGCCCGGGGCATTATCCCGGGCATCGTAAGATAGCGCAGCGGTAGAGCGATGGCCCTATAAGCCATATGTCAGTAGTTCGATTCCACTTCTTACGATTTTACCTAGAATCATTGATTTTGGTTGATTACGAACAAGGTGCTGGCATAAAAACTGACACCTACAAAGCGGAGTAGAGCAGCCTGGTAGCTCACAAGGCTCATAACCTTGAGGACGGGGGTTCGAATCCTTCCTCCGCAATTGGTCTTTTGCATAAGGCCGTATTCATTACTTGTTGAAGAGCATCCTTCGGGGTGCTTTTCTTATACCATCGAATAAATAAAATCTGTAAAATAAGTAAAAAATTACAAGAAAAGCATTGACATAACGTACACGATATGATATTATATATACATAAGGAGGTGAGAAACAGATGAGCAAACACGACAGACAAAAGAAAAAGTCCGATATCAATTGGAAGAGCTGGACACTCAGTGCGATAACGGACTTAATCATCGGAATCATATTATTGATTCTACAAAAGCTATTAAATTAGCTGGAGAGGGGCGAAAGCCCTTCTCTACAAAGAACTATAACATAAGTGCTCATCTGTGTAAAGTATGCTATTTGAGTTGGGTATATTTTTCATAACGATAGGATTAGCGAAGCTGTTGATATTATTTACGATGAAATGGAGGGATAATCATGCCAACAGGTAATCCGTCCAAACAATCTATAGCCACAAGAAAGTACGAGGCAAAAGCCGGCTGGATGTCAAAGACCTACAAGATGAAACGGGAAGTCGTAGAAGACTTCGCAGCGGCCTGTGAGAAAGCCGGTACCAGTCAGGCCGGACAGCTCATGAAGATGATGACTGACTTCATCAATGAAGTGAATCAAACCGAATAATGAGAGAACGAAAAGGGATGGCGCGTGTGCGCTGTCTCTTTTCTTATGCCATAATATAATTTTTAAAGATGGATGGAGGGATTAAAACATGATGTTGCAGGTGACGCAGACGTTCTTTGACAAAAAAGAAAATCAGTA